GACGGGATGACCGGGTTGAGCGACCAGTCGGCCACCTGCCCGAGCGACGACGAGTCGCGCAAGATCCGGAAGTGCACGTCGTCGAAGCCGATGTAAGGCGCGACGTTTGATCGCTGGCAGTCACAGATGCTCATAGTCCTTGCCCCCTTCGCTGCTCACTGATGAGGCGCGCGAGCGGCTGGAAGTAGCGTTCCTGCATCACCTGATCGAGATCGTCCAGTCCGATGATCGGTCCGTTCACGATCATGGTGACGTTGATGGCGGGCTCCTGCCCGCTCCCTGGGCGCAGCTGCGTCGCGTGCGCCGGCGTGATCGTCGTGCCCGCCGGGGCCGTGTAGAGCCCCTCGACCGGGATGTAGGCCGTGCCGCCGTTCGCGAACGTCGCGAGCTCCGGCCCCGCTTCCCCCGCCCAGAACGGCACGTCCGGGGCGAGCGAGCCGCCGTTCGCGTACGCCCGCAGCGTCCCGCCATTGCGGCGCGCACTGCCCGTGGTGACCGTCGTTTGGCGCGTGATGATGTCGACGTAGCTCGTCGCGAGGATCGAACCGTCATAGGCCTGGGCCCAAGAGATGGCGGCCGAGGCGTCGGACGTGTCGGCGTTGAGGTTGAGCGTGCTGACCTGGCCGTCCATGAGCACGAAGTTGTTGAACGCGATGGAAAGCGGACCCGATGCCTGATCATCCAGGGCGAGCCCGAGCGTGGAGACTTGGCCATTCATGAGCGTGAAGTTGTTGTAGGCGATCGATAGCGGCGTGGAGGCCTGATCGTCGGCCGCGAGATCGACGGTCGAGGTCTGGCCGTCGAGGGCCTCGGCGGCCTGCTGCACGGGGGTCAAGACAGCCGAGGCCTGATCGTCCGCCGTGATCGTGATCGTCTTATCGTCCGGAAGCTCAATGTCGCCCGCAGCATTCACCGGCCCCGCCGTGCCGTCCCCGACGACTGCGTTGCCCTGGATGGAATAGGTGACCGTCACGTCCTTGCTGTCCGGCAGGTTCTCGACATCCTCCGCGGCGGCGTCGACGTCGTCCTTGCCGTTCACCTCGAAGTTCACGGAGCCGTTGATCACGCCATCGTCGAGCAGGTCAACCAGCGTCTGGATCGACGTGGTGAGTTCATCAATGGGCTGCGACGCTGAATCGTCGAAGTTCACCTTGAACGTCTTGTTGCCGTTCTCGTCAATCTCCTCGGAGATGAGCCCCATGCTTTCCAGCATGCCAGCCATCACCGGATCGGCTGCGGCTGCCGCGAGGATCGCGTCGTTCGCCCACTTCATGCCGCTCTCGCCGAACTTCCCGGCCGCAGCATCGGCGGCGAGCGTCGCGAGCTCGTAGGCCCGTGCGGATTCCGCCGAGTCCATCCACCCGAGAGCGGCCAATTGCGTCGCTTCGTCCTGCTCGGAGAGCGTCTGGATGTAGTTCGCCTGCGTCTGTGCGACGTCGGCGAGTGTCGGGGCAAGCTTGGCCTGCAACGTGTCGACGTAGAGAGCGACCTCGTCGTTGAGCTGCTTGATTTGGTTGTAGGCCTGCTGCGCCTGGGCGTAATCGCTGTCGCCCTCGAACACCCCGTGCTCGCCCGAAATCGTCCCGGCATCGAGCAGCTCATCGAGGCGAGACCACACGCCTTCCTCCGCGATGAGGTTGTCCGCCCAGTCGTAGAGTCCCTGGAACTGCGACTTGATGGCCTCGGTGTTCGACACGATGACGCGGTAGGCGTTATCAAGCGCGGCCCCGCCCTGCTGCAGGTTGGCCGCGAGGGCCATGATCTCGTTACCGCCGGTCAGGCCGATCACGTTGGCGAGGTTCGCGTCGATACCGCTGATCTCGGTGATGGTGTCTCGCAAGCCGCCGAGATTCTCCTGCAGCTCCTCAACCGTCAGTCCCGCTTCGGTCGCTTCAGCCGCCCACGTCGCCCAGGTCTCGCCATTCGCCGCAACCTCGGCGGTATTCGCCGTGACTGCATCCGTCTGCGCGGTGATCGTTGTCGTGATCCACTGTCCATCCGCGCCGAGCACCTGGTAGTAGCCGTCAGCAGTCGTCCGGAGCGCGCCGTACATCTCCAACGCGTCGGAGAGCTGTGGATTGAGCAGCGCCTGCGTGGCGAGCTGATCCGCCATCGCCTGCGTCATGCCGCTGGTGGCCGCCGTCGCCTGGATCTCGGCCGCGGTCGCGAGCCCTTGCTGCACGGTGCTGTCCTGCAGGAGCAGAACGCGTCGCTGCTCCTCGGCACTCATCTGTTCGAGTGAGGCGATGTTATTCTCATACGCCGTCTGCTGGGCAGCGAGGTACGGCAACTGCTGCGCCTGGATGCTCGTCAGTAGCCCCTGCACCTGGGCATTGCTCGCGACGATCGCGTTGCCCGCGCCCATCGCCTCGACGTATTCCTGCTGCGAAAGCGTGGCGCGCGACGTGCCGGCGGCGATCTCATCCATGAGCGCTGGCAGCGCGCCGATCTCGTCGGCGTTGCCGATCAGGGTCTCGGCGATCGATGACGCCGACGACGAACGCGAGCTCAGGGACTCGATCTGGTCGTAGATCCCGAGCACCTGATCGAGCGACTTCGCCGTCTTGTCGAGCGAGACGCCGAGCTGATCAGCGGTGATGGCCGAGCCTGCAGCATAGCCGCCGCCGAACGCCTGCAGGCTGGTGAGCATCTGGTTCGTCGATGAGGCGAATGCGATCTGCGCCTGCTGGGCAGCCGTGAGCTGCGTCGTGTACTGGGCGGTGTTCTCAGACAGCGCGATGACGGCACGCGCTGCCGCTTCGTTCGCCTCGGCCTCGTCCATGCCCGACGCGATATTGACGACGCGCTGCTGGTTGATGGCCGCGAGGTCGTCGAGCAGCTGGCCGTTGTTCAGAGAGCCGCTCGCGACCTTCTCGTTGATGCGGTCCTGCGCCTCGGCGTACTGATCGCTCAGCTCGACCGACATCGACATCGCCGCCGCGTTCTGGTCCCAGACGGCCGCCTGATCGCTGGCAGGGAGTGACGCCCAGGTCTCCTGTGCCACGGTGACCTGCTGCCAGCCCGCCGCCATCTGGTCGAGCAGGGCCGTTGAGCGCTCGAGGTCATCGGCGATGTCGAACTTGCCCTGGGCGCGCAGATCGTCGAGCGTGAAGTCACGCTTGAGGTCCTGCATCGCCTTCTGCGCCTTGCCAGCGCCCTCGGCGAGTGAGCTGTACAGCGCCTCGAGCTCGGCCTTCGCCTGAGGAATGTCGTTAGTGTCGATCATCTCGGAGATGATGTCGCTCACACCGCTCCGTAAAGCATCCTGATCGACGTAGCTATTGTTGGACAGGGAGAAAAGGTCGGAGAGTTCGGTGCCGATTGCCTGCTGGAGCTCCGGTGAGTTGAGTGTATTCCCGAGCCAGTCGGAGAACATCTTAGAGCTGTCTTCGATCTCCGGCGTAAAGAGTGTTGTCAGCCACTCGCTCATCAGATCCGAATCGTCGTTGAGCGAGTTCTGGAAGACCTCGAAGAAGGAGGCTCCGATACCCGTGAGTGTCGATGGATCAGCGACTTTATTGAGCTCGTTCTGGACAGACTTGATATTGGCATTCAGATCATCGAAGTATTTGTTGGTGTCATTCGCGACCTGCCCAGCCCAGCCCGCAGCGCCCGTCAACCCGGAGAGCGCGAGCTCCATCGCCTTCTGGTTCAGATCGTCGATCGCGGCACCAGCAGCCTCCCACTCTGCGCGTGCTGCCGCGGCGTCTTCACGGGACTTCAGAAAGGCATAGCCCGCCAGGCCGAGCGCTGCGACGACACCGGTAATTGCAAGGCCGGTTGGCCCCATCCGCGCACCGGCGGCAACAATCCCAGCGATGCCAGACTTGATGTCCTTGAATCCGCGCACCGTCTCGCCAACAGTGGTGACGCCACCACCGATCGTCGAGAAGATATCGCCGATCGGGCCCACAACCGAGCCTGCAGCCTGCGCGAGGTCCTGCGTCTCGTTCTTCAGCTGCGTCCACTGCCCCACGAGCGTGCCCGTGGCGTTTGCCGCCGCGCCCTGAACGTTAGCGGTCTGCTCCCATAGCGCATTCAGGCGGAACTGCGCGGCTTCCTGATTGCTCATCGACATCATCAGGTTGTCGCGATCGATGGCCTGGGCCCCCATACTGAGCCCTAAGGCCTCAACGCTCTCCGCTTCACCCCGGACGGCTGCCTGCACACGCAGCGACGCATCCTCGAGCGACGTCCCGTGGATCTGCGCGAGGTCGGCCGACACGTCAATCAGGCGCTTGATCTGATCTTCCGTGACTCCGTAGTTCGTGCGCAACGTGGCGAAATACGACTCGGCCTGCCGTGCCTGGTCGTCGCTGAAGAGCGTGGTGTTCTGGATCTGATCGGCGTACCGTTGGAACTCGGCGGACGCATCACCGTAGAGGTAGTTGAGCGCCGTGATCTGGCGCTGCTGCTCGAGGTATTTGCCCCCAAGCATGTCGAGCGTGTTGCCGACCGTGTTCAGACCCGCGCCCAGCTTCACGATGCTGTCGTCAATCCCCTCGAAAGTGCGAATGACCCCATCGCCGGCATCGCTGATCTTGGCCATTCCCCCCGCGGCCTCTTCAGCTTCGTCTGCCACCTTCGAGAAGCTGCCGCTGCCGCTCTTCTCAGCATCCTTCAGGGCAGCCGCGGCCGCTTCGGCAGCCTTCGCCAGCGCCTCGAAGGCATTCGAGGCGTTGTCCTGGGCACTGAGGGTGATCTTCAGATCGTTGTTGGCCACCTGTGCAGCTCCACTTCGTCGCTATACTCGGAGGTGCGGCATTCGCTCGAATCGAAAGGTCACAGCATGAAAGCGCGGATACTCGGGGTTGTCGGAGTCGTGTGCATCGTCATCGCAGCGCTGGTCGGTTATTCAAGCATCGGAAGTGCGGCCCAAAGCGATCAGTCAGCGTTTCCTGTCCTCGTTTACGGCAACTCGTCGAGCGACAACTCCGCCTGCTACACGGGCGCTCAGTCGACTCCGCCTCATGTGTTTACGGCTCCCCACCAACTGATCGTCGAGAATGCAGAGGGGGCGATCGTTGGGGTGAGAGACCTTCAGGGCTACGATGATCGGGAGATGACGTTCCTTGGCGGGGATTCTGGTCTTTGCGCAGTCACCCTCACCATTCAGGTGCCAACCTCGCCCTTTTACACACTGAGAGTCGATGGCGAGTACTTCTATACGGTGGACCTATCTCGATTCCCCGTAGACATCACGGATGTATTCCAGCCGAATGTTTCTGTCCCGCAGATCAACTTCTACGAAGACTGATCACCCCAACTCCTGGCGAGCCCGCTGCTCGTCCTCGGCGTCCGCGAGGCCCTTGCGGTACTCGCTCATCGCCTGTTCGGCCTGCGTCCACTCCCGGGCGTCCGTCTGCCAGAACTCCCACGGCCGGAGCGCCGAGAGATCCCACCGCAATGCCAGCGCCAGGATCTCCGGCGGCTCCGGGATCTCTACGCTGCGGTACTGGCTTCGTCGGACGGCGCGTCCGAACTCTCGGCATCGCTGGGCGGTGTAGGGTCCAGGCGCTGCACCGCGTAGCTGCGCACCTCGTTCCACACGAACCAGAACAGCGCATTCGGCACCTGCTCGAACGCGCTCCCGCCCGCCTCGGCCGGAGGTGCCACCGGCACGGGCTCGCCCTTCGCATCGAGCGTGCCGATGTTCCACGCGGTGACGAACGGTGCGAGACGCTCGTGCACCTCGGTCATCACCGTCTCCTTGTCGAAGATGAGCTCGTTGCGCTCCCCGAACGTGAGGTTCGAGCGCACCGTCACCACGAACGGCGTGCCCTCCGGATCGTCGGCGTCAATCCAGGTGACGGTGCGCGTCTTCACCTGGGGGATATAGAGCAGCTGTCCCATCAGTCAGATCTCCTTAGCTCGGCAGCGTCGCGAGGCCGTTGCGGGTCGCGAACAGGATCGGCACGGCGGCCGACGTCGCGCGGAATGCCAGCGTCTGCGTCTTGTTGTTGTTGCGGGTGTCCTTGGTGCGCTGGGTCCAGTTCAGCTCCTGGATGTCGATGCGCGCTCGCTTGCGCACGCCGCCACCGAGGTCGGTGCCCTCCTTCTCGATGCGCATCTTCAGGTCGGTGCCGTCGAGCAGCTGCCGGAACTCGTCCGGGCGGTCCGCTTCGAGCCGCACCTGCCCCGTGATGTCCATCGAGCCGCGCCCGTAGACGCCAGAGCGCTCGTTCTCGTTCTCCATGAACACCTTGTTCTCGATGTTCAGTGCGATCGTGATGCTGAAGCTGATGAAGCGCAGTTTGATCTGCGTCGTGCCGAGCGGCGTCGCGCCGTGGTCGAGGAACAGCTTCGTGCCCGCCGCCTTGATCTTCTCTTCCTGGAGCAGCGGAATGTCGTCCGGCGGCAGGAACCCGATCAGGAAGCGCTCACCCGCCGCTGGCGCGACGTCGAACGGCGTCTCCACCGTGATCGCCGTGGCGGTGTTGGAGACGATGCGCCGCGCGCCAGCACGGTTGTCGCCGAAGTGCGGGAAGACATACGCGCCCGCCCACTGGTCGACGGTCCACCCTGCGGCCGTCATCGTGATCGTGGTGGTCGTGCCCGCCGTCGCGACGCCATCGAAGCCGATGAGCTGCTCGCCCTTGCCGACCATCGCCGTCGCCGTGACCGTCCATGCGCCGGTGCTGCTATCGACGTCACCCGCGATCGTCAGCTCGCTGAACCGCAGGTCGGTGTAGCGTTCAAGCAGACCCGGCGTGCCGAAGATGACCGTGAACAGGTCGACGTCGTCCTCCGTGAGGGACGGCGTCTGCTCGTAGGAGTAGTCCGGCCCGGAGCCCGACGCCGGCGTGCCGCCCGAGCGACAGATCGCACGCAGGAAGCTCGGCAAGCGCTCGAAGGAGGCCGCCGTCTCGCCCCAGGATCCGGTGTTCGCCGGAATGCCGAGAATCGGGGACGTCTTGGTCAGGTACGTGCCGTTGGCATCGTCATCGAACGTCACGCTCGGAGCGATGTCGATGTCCGGGTTGCCGTTCATGCGATGCGTCACCACCGCTGGCACGCCTGGAGCGGTCTGCACGCCGACGAGCAGCAGGTTATTGACGACGTCGTTAGGAACCTTCGTCAGAGCCATCATTCACCATCCTTGGCGTCAATCGCCTGGTAGAACGCGCTGTGGGCCACCGCCCGATGCACGTCGATCGGCAGACGCTGCACGTCGAACGGCGTCAGGTCCCGATCCGGCACGCCGGGGATGATGCCGCCCCCGACGTAGCGGTAGGCTTCGTTCTGCGTCCAGCGCTTCGGGGTGTCGGCCTTCGCTGCATCCTTGGTCTCGCTCTTCGGCGGCGTCTTCACGTCCGCCTTCTCGTCCGTGGCCATTGCTTACTCCTGATCCCACACGCGGTGGAACTTGATGTCGAGGACGAACTCCACCCCGACGTACTTCTCGCCACCGCCGTACGTCATGGACGCATTGGCGGTGTAGTGCGTCACCACGCACCGGTCGATGTGCTGATCCAGATCCGGGAACTCCACGCCCAACCCGTCCCGGTCCACGCTGAACGCGTCGAGGATCGGGAACACCATCCGGTCGGCGAGCGTGCCCTCCTTCGCGGCATCCTTCACCCGCACGACCAGCAGCTGAATGGCCGCCTGCCCCGTGAGCATCTGCTCGCCCGGTCCCTCATGCGCGATGTCCCACCCCGCCGTCTGGTCACTGCCGGACACGACGATGAGGCAGGGTGTTGCCACGATCCGGCTCGGAGCCGGGTAGCTGGTCTGTTTCAGCCCAGGCACGTGTGCCGCTGCGTATGCGCGGATCGCCTCGAAGAGGTCAGGGAAGTCGAACGCCATCAGCCAAACCTCGCGAGCAGTCGCGCCGCCGCCGCTTCCGCGACGGGAATCAGACGCGGCCGGACGATGTCGAACGAGCGGTTCATGTAGCGCGTCCCCTTCTGCGTGACGCTCTTCGCGAACACGAGTCCTCCGTCACGACCACGGAACACGAGGTACTTGGCGCGGACCGGGACGATCGTGCCACCGTACTCACGCATGAACGGATAGGGCAGCGCCGAGGTCTTCTGCACGCCGTAGCTGCCGGTGATCGTCGCTCCAATGGAGGTCGGCTCAAGGACACGAATGGCCGCGGCCAATGCGCCGGTCTGCTTCGGCGCGAACCCCTTCGCCGTCTTCACGCCGTAGCTGAGGAGGCCGTCGAGGCCCTTCTTCAGCGTCGCCTGAAACTCCTTCGGTGCCGTCGCCAGCGCCGCGGCGAAGTTGGTGATGTCGCGGGTATCGATCTCCATGTCACACCACCATCCGGGGAAGCAGGTACTTGCGCACGATCGCCTTGGTCGTTTCGAGCGACCATGGGTTGAGTGGGCGAATGCCGTTCTCGTCGGGCCCTTCCATGCCGGACGGCGACGTGCGATAGAGCAGGTCGTGATTCACCACCAGATTGGTCACGAGCGAGATCACGTCTTCGGGGACCACACCGCCCGGGTTGTCGGCCCAGACGGCGCTGATGCGATACGATCCGTCCCACGTCCCGCCGATCCGCTTGAGCGCCCAGATGCGTCCCGCGTCGTCCTGCTGCCACGGCCGCCATGCGGAGAGCGGCAGCACGGTCTCACCCGTCCATCCGCTCCCGTCCCACGTCCCGCCCGTACTGATGCTCGTGATGCTCATCGCCGCCCACGGCAGCACCAGCGTGTCGTAACCGTTGACGCCGACTTCGCGCACGGTTGGCGCGATGACGCCCCCACCGAACGTGCGGCCCGTCTTCTCGTCGAAGGTGCGTGAGAGCTGCTCGTTGAGCTGCGCGACCTTCTCCCGGCGAGGCGCGTCATCGGCGCTCGTCGGGTCGATCTCAAGCTCGGAAAAGACGACAGCCTCGTCGGCGTAGTTCACGGCCACGGCTAGGCGCTCCGGTTCTCGGGGGCCGCCTTCGCCGCCTTGTTCTCCGGGGCGGCCTTCTTGGCGCGCTCCTCGGCCGGCGTCTCATCTGTCGGGGCCGTGTCGAGCACTGCGCCCTCCGGCAGCTCGTCGCCCGGCTGGATGTGGAAGCGGCCGCCGTTCAGCGTGTACACGCCCCGCTGTGTTGCCTTCGTGCCCATGACCTCATCTCCCGTGCCGGGGATCACGATCGTGATCCCCGCGTGGTGCCCCGCTGCGAGGCGGTCCATTACGCCGTGACCGCCAGCTCGACCGCGGCGAACGCGCTCGGGCGGAAGACGGTCAGGCCAAGGCGCTCCTCGGCGAGGATCGTGAACATGTTGCGGACGAACTGATCGTTCTGGAATCCGATCGAAAGCGTCGCCTGCATGCGGTCACGGATCATCGCCTGGCGGCCATCGCCGACGAGCGCGGTGCCCGCGTCGAGTCGCTCGTTGATGACGACCCGGAGCCCCCAGAGCGTGCTCACGCCCGCACCGCTGAACGGACCGGCACCGAAGTACTGGCGCTGCGCGTCGGTCGTGGTCATCAGCACTTCATGGTCGGCCGGGTTCAGCACGATGAAGTTCGCCTGGGCGCGTCCCACCGACTGGATGAGCGTGCGCGCACGCAGCAGGCGGTTGAACAGCTCGTTGACGGTGCCTTCGTCGGCCACCTCGTTCGCGGCGAAGTACGTCGCATCGAGCACCTGGATGCCCGTGGTGCTGAGCAGGCCGGTCAGGTGGCCGCTCGTGCCGTCCCCGTTGAGGAGCTCGTCGTCCTCCTTGAGGCGGAGGCCGTCGATGAGGCGCCCTTCGACGTAGCTCTGCAGCTCCGGCGCGTTCCAGACCATCTGCTTCGTGATCGGGATCCAGTGGGCGATCGTCTGGACGGTGCCCGACTTCTTCGTGAAGGTGATCGCCGACTCCGGCTTGATGCCGGTCGTCCCGGTCGTCGCCGTGGCCTCGCCCACAACCGCCGCGTTGTTCGTGAACGAGGCTTCCTCGTACCACTCGAGCGCATCGCTGTTGGTCTGCCCGACGAGCAGGACGTCACGCAGCGATCCATACGGATCATCAGGGCGACGGATGCCCGGCAGCCGCTCCGGCTGCAGATAGCCCGTCGGCAGCAGCGGCGTGTTCACGATCGCCCGTTCCTCGAAGAACGAGCCGAACTGGAACGCGCCCGAGCCGCTGGTCGGGCCGTTCGCCTGACGGAAGGCGTCGAGCTCCGGGCTCTCGTGGAAGCGGAGGCCGAGCGACTTGCGATCGCGCGGGTCGACGGCGCGCCCGCCTTCCATGACCGGGTCGATGCCACTCACGCGGCCGCGGCTCTCGGTCAGCGGCAGGTTCGCGCCGATCGCGGCGTCGAGGGCGTTGGCGCGCTGGATCCGTGGGCCGATGTCGTTGAGCTCGTCGACCAGCTGGTCGGCGCGCGCTTCCTGCTCGGCGGTCAGCTCGTCGAGATCGCGCAGCTGCTGGATCTCCTGAACGATGGCGGTCACCCGGCCGCGCATCTCGGTAATCGTTGCCATGAGAAGGTCTCCTAGGCGATGAGGCTGCTGGCCTGCGCCAGTGCCAACGTGAGGTCAATGCGTCGGTGTCGTCGTGCGTGCTCGATCTCGAGTGGAGTGGTGGCCTCGCGGGCTCCGAGTCCGGGTCGGTCCTGATACGCGGTGACGAGGGCGGCAATCAGCGCGGCGTGATCGTCAGGGACGTCGCCGGATCTGATCTGCTCGATGAGGGAGGTGAGGTAATCCGCCTCCTGCCCGAGTCGGGCAGAGCGGATCGCGTCGATGGTGGACTGTTCGTTGGCGGGGAAGGTCACCGGGCTGGATTCCCAGTGTTTGACCTCGGTGATGACCCGGACGTTCTTGCGGGCACTCTTGCCCGTGCCGAGCCACGCCGGCGCGGTCGACATGTCGATCGGGTCGTCATCCTCGGCGGTGCGATCCTGCAGCGTCTCGAAGCCGAAGGACATGCCGAGCGGAACGCCGAAGCGCAGCCGCTTGAGCGTGACCGAGCCCTCGGCGCCATCGTCGGCAATGCCGATGTTGACGTAGAGGCCACGGTCGTCCTCCTTGATCTCGAGGTGCTTGCCGATGGGATGGTCGGAGTTATGGTTCCAGAGGACCGGGATCTTCGGGATGCGGTTGCGGATGGTGCGCTTGAACGCCCCCGGAGCGAAGGCGGTGCCGTAGGAGTCGACCGACCACCAGGACGCGGCATGCCCCTCGAATCCGTCGACATCAGCTGATGCCCGGAAGTCGAAGCTGGTTCGGTACTGGATGTTCGATGCGCCCATGATCCGCTCCGCCGAAACACAAAAAACGCGTCCCCAACCGGTCTGCCGGTCAGGGACGCGCTGGTCCACTCACTACGTTGGGCCACATAGGGCCACTTCTTAACTTGACCATATGGTATCACGTCACGCGACCTGTGACACGACCTCTTTCTTGCACCGCTTACAGACGATCTTGACCGCGCTCCCCGGCGACGCCTCGCAGATCTTTCGACCGCAGTTCGAGCACAGCACGGAGACCCACGCGGACGACTTCTCAGGCTTCGGCCTCGGCACCGCCGTCGGCCTCGTTCGCGCCACCATCACCGCCCCTTCTCCGCCTGCCATGCCATCGCCTGTTCGACCGCCTGCGCCAGTGCTCCGGCCACGTCTGCTGCGCTGCCACCGCAGTCGGCCATCACGCGCCCGTCCCGCTTGAGCTGCAGGATGACGCGCACGCTGTCGCCCTCGATCACCTCAACCGTCCACTCGCTCAGCTCGTCGGGCAGGATCACCTCGGTCTGCTCGCTCACGCGTCACCTCCCGTCGGCACCGCCACGGTCCGCACCTCGCTCTCCGGCCAGTACGTCAGCAGCGCGCTCACGTACTCCCGCGTCTGGCATGCCCATTGACCGAGCGCGCCGTTCGTCGGCTCGGTGATAGCCTCCGCGTCCGTCACACCCCACAGCGCCGTCGCGATGACCAGCGCTTCGGCGGCCGTCGCGTTGCTCAGGATCGGCACACCCCGCGATTCCCACTCGCCCGGGATCATCTCGCTGCCCGTCTTGATCACGAGCTCCAACGTGCCTGCCATGTCTGCCTCCTCACGCCGCTGGCGTGTAGATCCCCGTGTCGGGGTCGATGTCGTCCGGATAGCTCACGATCGCGAAGATGAGTGGGTCCCACGTCTGCGCATTGCGGACGCAGTCCTCGCAGTGCTCGGCGCCCGGGTCGAGCTTCCACCTAGCCTCGATGACGTGGTCCTCGTCGTTCCGCCGGATGTCCCACGAACACCGACAGCGGCTCCGGCAGTTGTGAACTACTGCGCCCTCAACGACGAAGGAGTGGTCATCGGCGACTTCGAGGTCGAATGCCGTCGTGAATTGTCCGAGCACGATCGACTGCAATACTTCCGGGGTTTGCCATGATCCAACCCACCGATGAACTCCTCCCTGCAGTGAGCGCAGATTCGAATCGTCTGCATCGATGCGATCCGGCACGCGCGCGAGCAAAACCGATTCGGCTTCACCCTGGTCTTCACCTGAAACTCCAGACCGCAGTGCTCGCACTGTGCCGCCATCTTCCCAATCGGCGTAACGCCCCGCTTCGCAAGCAGTTGCGGCCACCGCTCGTTGCCGTGAAGCCTGTTGTGCACGAGTCTCGGAAGACACTGCAGGTTCTCGATTCGGTCGTCCGTGCAGTCGCCATTGATGTGATGGATGTGATGGTCTGCAGGAATCGGCCCGTGATGATGAATCCATAGCCACTGATAGCGGTAGATCGTCCGCTTGCGATCCCCTTCCCAGTACCAGATCCATCGCCGCCCGTCCGTCTTGGCAATCCAATTCGATTCCAGCGAGAGATCCGCGAACACTGTCCGCTTCGTCTTCGCGACGGCAATCATCGAATCCATCATGCGTTCCCGCACTTCCGGATCGCTCCACTGATTCTTGGCCTTGATCTTGCTCGCACAGGACCAACATCTCGTTGCTCGTCGATCGATCAGCGTTCCACAGTCGAGACATTTCTTCGTCTTCATGAGACACCTCTGTCATCGCCAATAGCGGCAGGCTTCGCGCGATCGCATCGTCAAATGGCATCCATCCGTCAGGGGTGAGCACAGAGTGATCTCCGGTGAGCGAGAACGGTTCTCCACCTTCCACGCGAATGAGATGGTTCGTCTTGTCGATGACTTCATGATTCATGGTCGCGGTCACGGGGCGGAAGCGACCCTCATGGGTGAGCACCATCATGCCAACCCGTACATCGGTGATTGCGATTGGTCCCTGATCCGTCCATACGCGAGCAGAAGGGTCCGTAATGCATCGGGTACTCCCATCGCCTGGATGCGCGGGCAGCCGGATGTCCCACGCGGCGCCCTTGCCCCGGTCGAACACGGACCACGTGCCGTCGACGTACATGCGCGCCCGGTCGGCGATCTGCGCCGGGCTCAGCTGGCCGACATCCACCTGCTCGGCGAAGCGCTGCAGGAATCCGTACTGCTCGCGCAGGCGATAGCCGATGCGGCCCCAGTCCGACGCCTTCATGACGTTGCGCCCGCCGCGCCCGAGCACGTACTGCGCGATGGTCGTCGTCTTGATGACCTCGCGCATGCGGAGCGTCCACGTCTCGACGTCGATCTCGCCGGCGTCCAGCTGCGCGCTCAGCGCGTCCACGAGGACCGTCGAGCGATCGATGATGTCCTGCCGGGCGGCGCGGACCTTCGCCTCGCTGATGAACTTGCCGCTCTCGGCGTCGCGGTAGCGGCGCGCATTGATGTCCCAGCGGAAGGCCATTACGCATCACCGTCCCACGGCTCGGCGTCGAGGATGCCCGCGAGGTCGGGGAACTCCTCGTCAAACCACGAGATCGCCTTGTCGACGTCACTGGTTGTCACGAGCACCTCCTCGTCCGAGATCGGCGGCACCGACCGCTCCTCGCCGGGCTGTTCCGTCCAGCGCCCGCCGGTCATCAGCTGACGTCGCGCCTCCTCCTGCTCGTCGTCGTCCTCGGCCGACGGCGTCTCGCCTTCGTCGTCATCGTCCACCGTCGCCGGGAGCGCTGGCGGCTCATCCGGGATCGCGCCGAAGGTCGGCAGGTCCTCGAGCCGAACCGGCGTCGAGCCCGTAGGCATCAGGAAGATGTCGCCGCCGTTCACGGGCTCGTAGCCGATCGTGCGGCGGTAGTCGTTGAGCGTGAGACCGCCGCTCTTCAGCGCGACGACCGCCCGGCTCCACAGCGCGCTTTCGTCCTCCTTCAGCGCCGCCAGCGCGGACGTGTCGAACTGTAGGGAGTAGTCGGACCCGGTCTCGAACTCGGGGAGGAGATGCCGGGTGAACGCGTCGTCGAGGCGCGCCCACAGATACGTCATCGTGTCCTCGTAGAACGAGCGCCGCATCTCGGTCGTGTTGTTGTACGTGGCTTTCTCGAGACCGACCTGCGCGCCGACGAGCACCGGCGGAATGCCGAACACCTGGCAGATGCGTGAATCGCTCAGGTCGTTGAGCTCGCGATAGGCGAGCTCGTCCATGTTGAACCCGAGCTGCTTCAGGTCCTTGATGCCGCCGAAGATGCCGATGTCCACCGCGTTCGTCAGGCCGCCGTAGCGCTGCCGGAACGCCTCGCGGAAGGCGTCCACCCGTGATTGATCGAGGAACATCTCGGCAACGTCGGGGTTGTCGCTAGGGATGCCCCAGTACATCGGCATCGCGCCCCGGTCGAGGAACGACTTCAGGTAGTCGCCCAGCGCGTTCGTGATCCCGATCTCGCGCAGCGCCACCTCGAGCGGACCGATGCCGGTGAGGCGGTTGTCAGGGGTATCGAAGTAGGTGACGACGATGACGTCCTCGGCCTTGAGCACGTACGGCTCGGCGTAGCCCGGCACGCGATACTCCCAGTCGGCGGGCTGCGCGCCGCGCGGGATCGGACGCGCCCAGTCGGAGCGGAGCGGCCACAGACCGATGACGTTCCCGAGACGATCGCGCTCCTTCTCGATGACGCAAAAGCCCGCCACGGCCATCACCATCGCCGTGAATGCGATGAACTGCGCCTCGCCCTGCATCCCGTTCGGGCGGCTCAGCAAGGCGCGTAGCGGGTGGTCGTCCTCTTCCGTCGGCTGGTTCTTCACCATGCGGTACACGCGCAGCGGGGCACTCCCGGCGGCGTTGGCGAGGTACTGCGTGCACCGGAAGACGAGCGTGCTCTTGCGGAACCCCTCGGTGTCGTACGTCTCGATGTTGTGCGGGAGCCACTGCGGCTGGTTGTTGGCCCACTTCGGCAAGTACACCCCGACGTTCCCCGCTGCTGCGCGCACGCTCATGACGGCGGGGTCGTAGCGCCCCTCGATCATCTCGGCCGGCGAGCCGAACCAATCGCGAATACGGTCTCGAATGCCCATCAGAAGATCCCCACGAAGGGCTTCGGCCCCATCAAGTACGACATGACGTAGCGTTCGGAATCGAGCACGTGGAACGTCTCCTTGTCCTGGATCTTCTCGGTCGGCTCGCCGCGCTCGTCGAGGACGCGGGTGTAGGTGCGCTTCTGTTCGCGGTAGAGACGGAGCGTCTTGAAGGCCCGAATCCGCCCGGCAGCCTGCGCGGCGTAGACGCGATCGATGCCGACCTCAACCTCAGTGACGAGCGGCTTCCGGATCGTCAGACCAGCGCGTCCGAACTCGCGTCGCCACTGGTCCTCCGATGGGGCGCCTCCGTAGGCCTTGACCGCAGTCTTGCCGTTGGCGGCACGCGGCTCTCCCCGCGTCATCGCCGCCACGTGCTCGGCGGCGCTCAGGTTGCCCGCGTGGTACTCGCGATAGTGGATCCACACGCCAGTCGGCTGATTGTTCTCGTCGAGTTCCTCGGCGGTGAAGAGCGCGGCCGTATTCACGCCACCGAAGTCGACGCCGGCATAGCGCGGCCAATGCTCGGGGATTGGGAATGGCTCGATGAACCAGGCGTCGTCCCAGTTGTCGTAGATCAGGCCCGCTGGCCGCGTGAAGATGCCGCGATGGAACAGGTCGAACTTCCACGGGGGAAGCTCGGCGCGCAGTCGCTCGAACTCGGCTTTCGAGAACGCCGGATTCATGGTGCTGTCGAAGTTGATGACGTCGATGTACGGGTGATCGCCACCGGCCGCCATCCATGGCTGCCAGATCTCGGAGTAGAGCCAGCCGAGGTTGTACGGTGTGGTCGTCATGAGGGCGCGGCCCTGGTTGAGCGCGAGGCGTCGCTGCAGTGCCTGCCACGATCCGAGCTTGAACTTGTCCTGCCCCGGCTCGTCCATCCAAACGGCCTTAGCCGTCGCCGACTCGAGCGAATCAGGGTCAGTGGCATAGCCAAACCAGATCGTGGTCGGTACATCCTGGCGCGCTCCGAACAGGCGGACCTCCCCTTCCGGCGAGACCTCAAAGCGCCGTGTTGGCGACGCCTTGAACACGCCGAGCTGCAGCTGTTGCTCGAACAGCCGCCGGAACTCGGGGAGGGCCTTGATCTCCAGCAGGGGGAAGGTCGGCGTCACGACCATGTAGTCGCCAGGACCACACTGGCTGATCTCGCGTCGAAGCCAATGTGGACCGAACGATGTCTTGCCGGACTGGGATCCGGCGATCACGCAGATGAACCGCTTCTGCGATGTCCACGCGCGCCGCTGGCCGGGGTGCAGGTTGAGCCGCATGCGACCGCCGTCGATCTCGACGAGCTGCGGGACGGTTCGGGATGCTGAGGCGAGCTGCGCGACCATCAGGCGTCACCCTCGTCGCCGAGCACGACTTCGATCGCCTGGATCGGGATCGGGCCGCCTCCGGGCCCGCTGATCTCCTTGCGCTCGGTGAGCAGACTGTGCGCCTTGGCGAGGTTCGTGCGAGCGGTCGTCCTCGCCGAGATCAGCGCTGACACGGCGGACGCCTGAGCGGCGACACCGGGAGCACGCTCGGCAATGTCGAGGATGTCGTCATCGGTCCGCAGGGCGTCCTCGGTGAGCACGGACAGCGTCTCGGCTCGGGACATCGCCTCCGCTTCGAGGATCTCCTCGATGCGCGCGCGGACTTCGGCATTTTTCAGCAATCGCCAGCCTTCGCGCGCATCAGCGTAACCGGCATCCAGTGCGGCACGGGACGCGTTGAACCTCGCCTCGCCGACGTACGCATCGACGAACCGGCGCTGCTTCGCAGTCAGTGGCTTGGGTTGTGTGGGGGATTCGTGATCGGCCACCGGCGTCTCCTGGGTACAGCAATGCAAACCAGTTTGAGACACGGCAAGAGCATCGTAGCACGCCGGGTGCTCGGCAGCAAGGGGGCAGCGAAACGTCGGGAATCGGGGTGGGCGCATCGCTCGGAGCGGTCAACGTCAGCGCATCGCGCTGTTCGCGCGAACGCGTCTGTCGTCCCCTGGGGGACTACAGGGGGATACAGATATCTGTATCTGTATCTGGCATGCGAACTTCGCGCGAACACGCTGCGAACTGCGCGGGAACTTCGCATGATGTTCGCGCGAACATTTCGCGAACATTTCGCGAACACACGAAGCAGGATGCTCCTCATGCACGCGATCAACGTCCGCGATTTCCCCATCGTTGCGGGGATTCTCACGAACTGAGCTCGAGACGATCACGCCAAGATGCGAGCGCGTCGAGCTACGGCGATTACAGTATATGAGACTGAGTCTCGAAAATGTCATTTCGCTCGATTGGGGTGCTGATGGAATGTTTCGCGATGCTGTTCGAAATCGTTACAACGAAGTTCGCGCGAACATTTCGCGAACATCAGACCGGTGAACATGGCTCCGAATTCCTACACGGATTCCTACACAGCTGACACCGACGAGGAGCGCATGAGGTGGTGTGTCGGGAGTGATAACGCCGCGAGATCGGGACCTAGGCACCGAGATCGGCGAGAAGATACTCCAGCCGCTA